GGACCATGATGCACATATTGCAGTGCATACGACGTTCATGCAGGACCCCATGATCGCGCAACAGATGGGGCAGAACCCGATGGCGCAGCAGATGATGGCGTCAATACAAGCGCACATTGCAGAGCATCTGGCTTACCTGTATCGCAAGAAGATTGAAGAGCAGATGGGTGTCCCGATGCCCAAGCCCAACGAGAAGCTTCCCGAAGAAGTGGAGGTTCAGTTGTCGCAGCTTGTGGCCCAAGCATCGACTCAGTTGCTCCAGCAGAACAAGGCGCAGGCGCAGCAAGCGCAAGCGCAGCAGTTGGCGCAAGACCCGCTCATTCAGATGCAGCAGGCTGAGTTGCAGATCAAGAAGCAGGACGCTGATACCAAGTTGCAGAAGGTGCAGGGCGACTTGGCCATCAAGAAGCAGGAGTTGCAGCTCAAACAGCAAGAAGCTGGTGGTGGGCAGCCGCAGGAAGACCCCGCGGTCATGGCCATGCGGCACCAGCAGGAGATGCAGAAACACCAGCAGGAGATGGCCAAGCAGCAGCAGGCGTTGCAGATGTTGCAGCAGCGTCACCAGCAGGAGATGGCCCACGGCGGGCAGGTCCACCAGCAGAAGATGGACCACACCGAGCGGGGTCACAAGTTAAGTACCGCGCAGCAGATTCAGCAGATGCTGATGGCGGCTGATGCGGCTAAGAAACCGTCTGGAGGTGAGAAATGAACGAGTTTGAGCTGCTGATAAAGCAGAACACGGAGTTCCGCCAGCAGGCGGTGGACAAGCTTTGTACTGGTGCAGTTAAAGACTACGCCGAGTACCGGGAGTTGGTGGGTGTTATTCGAGGTCTTGACCACGCCAACTACAACATACAAGACCTCAAACTTCGTATAGAAAGAGCCAACGATGAATGAAATACTCGTAAGTCAAGACGGTGCAACAGCTACTGTACTTCCCGCTACGACTGAAGAGAAAGCGCGTCAAGTTCCCGACCCCGTTACGTTCAACCTGCTCTGCATGTTGCCCAAGGCGGATGAGAAGATTGAAGGAACCAACCTCATTAAGACCAGCACCATGATGCACCATGAAGAATTACTGTCGCCAGTATTGTTCGTGGCCAAGATGGGGCCGGACGCATATGGGGATGAAAAGCGCTTCCCAAGCGGGCCAAGCTGTAAGGTAGGAGATTTTGTCCTAGTTCGCCCCAACACCGGTACCCGGATGAAGATTCACGGTACTGAGTGGCGGCTGATTAGTGATGACTCGGTAGAAGCAGTTGTGCAAGACCCCCGTGGTATTGAACGCCCGTAAGGAGTAATTTATGGCTGAAATGGAAAAAACTGAGTTTGAGTTCCCCGATGAGGTGGAAGCCAAGCAGTCAAAGGTTGGCGGTCGAGTAGTAGAGCCCGAGCCGGAGATTGAGATTGTTGACGACACCCCGGAAGCAGACCGTAACAAGTCTGCGTTGCCCACGCCCCCGGAGGATGTGACCGATGAAGAGCTGTCCAAATATACCGACAAGCGGTTGAAGGAACGGTTGGCACATCTTGGCAAGGGCTACCACGACGAGCGGCGGGCTAAGGAAGCCCACGCCCGTGAGAAAGACGAGGCTATCAAGCTGGCCAAGGCGGTTATTGAGGAGAACAAGAAACTCAAGGGTTCGCTCAATACTAACCAAGAAGCTTTGCTGGAGTCGGCCAAACGGGTTGTGTCCGACGAGTTTGAGAAAGCCAAGGAAAAGTACAAGAAAGCCTACGAGTCAGGGGATTCTGATGCCCTGATTGAGGCCCAAGACGGCCTTACTATTTCCCGAATGAAGCTGGAGCGGGTTAATAACTACACGCCTCCGCCTTTACAAGAGGACAAAAATAGTGTACAAACCGACGAATTCGCGCAAACTGCGCCTGTTGACCCGAAAGCGGAGGTTTGGAAATCAAACAATCCGTGGTTTGGGAAAGACAGGGAAATGACTGGCTATGCGTTTGCGTTGCACGAAAAGCTGGTCGTGGAAGATGGTATGGACCCGACTTCTGATGAGTACTATAGACGGCTCAACGGACGGATTCGACAAGTGTTCCCAGAGAAGTTTGCCTCTGTAGAACCCGCTGATGCACCTAACTCTCAGCGCCCGAAAGCAAATGTAGTTGCACCCGCAACGCGCAGCACTGCACCTCGAAAGATCGTGCTGAATGCAACGCAGGTACAACTCGCTAAGCGGCTTGGCGTTCCTTTGGAACTCTATGCTCGTAAAGTTGCGGAAGAAATGAGGAAACCATAATGGCTGAACAAAATCGTATGAGTCGTGCTCTAGATAGTCGTGAAAAAGAAGCTCGTCCCCGTAAAAAATGGACCCCAGCAGAACTTTTACCCCATGTAGAACCCGAACCCGGTTTCGATTTCCGTTGGGTTAGAACTAGCTTCAACGGTGTAAGCGACGCCAAAAATATTTCCGCAAAATTCCGTGAGGGTTGGGAGCCTGTAAAGGCTTCGGAGCACCCTGAAGCGCATACTTTCAGCGAGGCAACGTCTCGGTTTAAGGATGCGATTGAAGTGGGTGGCCTCATCCTCTGTAAAACCCCAGCTGAACTTACCGCGGACCGTGATGCGTATTTCCAAAATCAAGCTGATACGCAAATGGACTCGGTAGATAACAGCTTCATGCGCGAGAACGACCCCCGGATGCCACTGTTTAAAGAACGCCGTTCTACAGTGACCCGAGGCGCAGTTTTCGGTTCTGGTTCTTAATCTAGGAGTTAACTATGGCTTATCCTACCGTTAGCGCTCCGTATGGCCTAAAGCCTGTCAATCGAATTGACGGCATGCCCTACGCTGGTGCTATCCGCCAGATTCCCGTTGCTGCTTCGTTTGCTACTGCTATCTTCTTCGGAGATACGGTTCAAATTGACAGCACTGGCTATCTGGTTCTTTCCACTACCACCAACTCTGGTGCAATCGTCGGTGTTTGTCTCGGCGGTCAGTATGTCAACTCTAGCGGTCAAACCGTTCAGGGTCAGTACATTCCGGCTGCTGTCTCAACCTCGTCCAACTATGCTTACGCATACGTTGTGGATGACCCCATGGCCCTGTTCAAGGTCGCTGTGGTTTCGTCCGGCACGACCATGAGTTCCGCAGGACGTACTGTGGTTGGTACTAACTTGGCTTTGGTATTGAACGCTGGCAACACCACCACTGGTGATTCTGCCTACGCCGTTACCTTGACCGGTGCTGGTACTACCGCGACTATCCCAATCCGTGTTATCGACGTAGTGCCTGAAACTGCTACCGCAGCCGACACTTACACCGAACTATTGGTGAAGATCAACACTCATCAATACAACAACACCACTGGTGTTTAAGGAGTAAATCATGGCTATTTCACGCGCCCAGCTACTTAAAGAGCTGCTCCCCGGTTTGAATGCATTGTTCGGAATGGAATATGCACGATACGGCGAAGAGCACAAGGAAATCTACGAGACCGAAACGTCGGAACGTAGTTTTGAAGAAGAAACCAAACTTGCAGGCTTCAGCGCCGCACCGGTTAAGAACGAGGGTTCCGCTATCCAGTACGACAACGCGCAGGAAGCATGGACTGCACGCTACAACCACGAGACCATCGCTATGGGCTTCTCCGTCACGGAAGAAGCCATGGAAGATAACCTGTACGACTCTCTGTCGGCTCGTTACACCAAGAGCTTGGCCCGTGCTATGGCGTACACCAAGCAAGTTAAGGCGGCTTATGTGTTGAACAACGCATTTACTACGACTGTTACCTATGGTGACGGCGTGTCTCTGTGCAACACTGCTCACCCGCTGATTTCTGGTGGTACTAACAGCAATCGTCCTTCTACCGCTGCTGACCTGAATGAGACTTCGTTGGAAAACGCAGTTATTCAGATCGCTGGTTGGACAGACGAGCGTGGTCTGCTGATCGCAGCCAAGCCCAAGAAGCTGATTATCCCTCCAGCTCTCCAGTTCGTTGCTACCCGTCTGTTGGAAACCAGCCTCCGCGTTGGCACCACCGACAACGATATCAACGCGTTGAAGAACAACGGTTCCATCCCCGAAGGCTACACTGTCAATCACTTTTTGACAGACACCAACGGCTGGTTCCTGACCACTGACGTACCCAACGGCCTGAAGCACTTTGTGCGTATGCCTCTGGATACAAAAATGGATGGAGACTTCGATACTGGAAATGTCCGTTACAAGGCTCGTGAGCGTTATTCGTTTGGTGTGTCTGACCCTCTGGGAATCTTCGGTTCTCCCGGTTCGTCCTAAGCTAGGGTTTACCCTAACTGAGAGAGGGCCCTTCGGGGCCCTTTTTTATTAGTTGTGGGGGTTCAAAAAATAGTGTATATTGCCCTCATTCCGGGGTTACCGGCGCATCAAACTGTCCCGGCAGACGACATACCGATTGATGCGCTTCACTTGTATGTAAGGACTCATCATGGGATTCGCTACTCATCTTGGCCCGTGGCTGCTTGGCACTGTTCGCAACACCACCGGCACCACTGTTGGCACTATTGAAAACTGTGGCGCGACCATGGTTTCTCAGACCTTTAAAAAGAACTACACCGGTCAAGCTGCCTCGGCAACCACTGACACTATCTGTGTTCTCCCTGCTGGCGCTCAGATTCAGTTTATCCACATTGACACTACCGTTGCGTTCACCGGCTCTACCGCCGCTAACGTCAGCATTGGTGATGGCACTACAGCCGCCTTGTATTGGGCTTCTACCGACGTAACTTCACTGGGTCGCGCTGCTATCAGCAACGCAGCTTCTAAACTGGGCGCATGGTGCGGTGCAGCATCTACGGCTTCTCCTAACGGTATTGGTATTGGCGCAACGGATGTTAAAGTAATTGCCACAATGACCCCAACGGTTGCTGCGGTGACTGCTGGTACGGTGCAGTACACGATTCTCTACACCGTAGCCGACTCTAACGGTACGCAGTTCCCAGCGTCTGCTTAATTAGTCTCGGGGGCTTCGGCCCCCGTCTTACAGGAGATTAGTTATGATGCAAACAGACGTTAAAGCAGGACACCTAAACAACAGCGGGTTTGTTGTTCTAGGTCGGAACAGGCTCAAAGCTGTTTCTATGGTTGGCACAGCTACGGCTGGAACACTGGACATTTTTGACACTACCACAGCACCTGTCTCAGCGACATACGAGAGGGCGGCTACGCTTATTACGGTTACCAAAACCGCGCACGGACTGGTAACTGGCGATGTAGTCGGGCTTACGTTTGCAACAGCAAGCGGGACATCTGGCACAAACGGCAACTACTCCATCACGCGCACAGGCGCAAACACGTTCACCGTCACAGACATTAACTCTGGGACTATTGCTGCCGGAACAGTGGCGGCATATGCGTCTTTGTGGCTTGCTAGTTACGATATTGGTGCGGCTGACTTGTTTGGTAATTTTGCACTGATTCCCGGTGAAGGAGTACTGGTTAAAAACGGTATTTACTTGAGTATGAGCAACATAACTTCTGCTAACGTGTACTATGGCTGATAAGAGCTTCAATCTAGTGGGGCGCAAGATCATGCTTGCCATCCCGTGCTATGACGGCAAGGTCAACATTAAGACCGCGTTTGCCATTGCGCAGCTTGTACCCCTGCTAGATAAGATGGGTGTCCAGATTCATCTGGCGCACCTGTCTGGCTGCTCCATCATCTCCAAGGCACGGAACAAGCTGGTCGGCAACTTCATGTCCTCCGACTGCACCGACTTGCTCTTTGTGGATGCGGATGTGGTCATTAACGTCGAGGCAGTTACCCGTCTATTGGCTCTGTCTACTGACAAAGACGTAGTGGCTGGGACGTACCCTCGCCGTGCTACCGATGCCAAGTTCTTCCTTGACTTTTACTTGGACGAAGAGAACAAGCTGGAGTTTGATGAGAACGGTCTGATGCGCGTTGAGAGTGTAGCAACTGGTTTCATGTTGATCCGTCGCCATGTTCTTGAGCACATGATTTCTACCCACCCTGAGTGGAGATACGCAGGCGATGGTGACGGTGAAGATGAGTACGCCGTGTTTGACTTCCTGCTCGTGGACGGACAGTACATTGGCGAGGACTACACGTTCTGCCGCCGTGCGCGGGCAGAGGGGTTTAAGATTTATCTTGACCCTATGATCAGCTTACCGCACATTGGCACACAGGAATTTATCCGCAATTTTGAGCAAGATGCTTTGCAGCCCCTGATAAAGGAACATGCGCGTTTGCACTTGAAAGTAGTAAATGGCTAAGAAAACCCCCTCCCTTGCAGTTGGTCGTGGCGAGAAGCTACCTGTCTCCAAGGGAGCGGGTTTGACTGCCAAAGGAAGAGCCAAGTACAACGCTGCAACAGGCAGCAACCTGAAGGCTCCCCAGCCCCAAGGTGGCCCGCGCAAGGACTCGTTCTGCGCCCGCATGTCTGGTATGCCGGGGCCGATGAAAGACGAAAAAGGTAAGCCCACCCGCAAGGCGGCTTCCTTAGCAAGATGGAAATGCTAGGAGCACGACATGAACGAACAAAACCAAGAAACTCTGAAGCACATCATTGATGGCGCTTCTATTCTTACTGTAATAGGAACACTTGTGGAATTCTTACCTGCCGTATCTGCGGTTCTTAGTATTGTCTGGGTAGCAATCCGCATTTACGAAACAGATACCGTCAAGAAGCTTATGAACCGGAAAAAAGACGATGCCAAGCACGAGCAAGAAACAACATAAATTCATGGAGGCGGTGGCCCACAACCCATCGTTCGCCAAGGAAGTAGGAGTCCCACAGTCCGTGGGCCAAGATTTCAGCAACGCCGACAAAGGCAAAACTTTTAAACGAGGTGGTGAGATGGCTACAAAGATGGACCCCAAGATGATGGCTATGATGATGAAGAAAAAATCACCTGCAGCCCCCCGCTCTGCAATGGCTCCCGCCGCCCCTGCTGGTGGTATGGGTATGATGAAAAAGGGCGGCATGGCTAAGATGGCTACTGGTGGCTTGGCTAGCGGTCACAAGAGTGCTGACGGTGTTGCCTCTAAGGGTAAGACCAAGGCTATGCAAGTCAAGATGAAAAAGGGCGGCATGGCCTGCTAAGGAGCTAATCATGGCTGATGATAAAAAACCCTCCAACTACGATGAGGTAGTGGACGCCAAGACGCAGGTTAAACAGGACGTTGCGTACAACGCTGCCGACAGCACCCCGGCAAACCCTAAATCTACTGCGGGTGCGGGGCAAGGCATGCGGGGCGTGAAAAAGATGGCTAAGGGCGGTTCCGCTTCTAGCCGCGCGGACGGCATTGCTCAACGTGGTAAGACTCGCGGCACAATGTGCTAAGGAGAAAATTATGGATGACGAAGAAAAAACTGTTGCCACCCCCAAGCGCCCCGACCAAAGCCGCCTCAAGGTCACCAAAGAAGAGCTAGAGGCATCGGGCCTTAGTTTGCGTGACTACATGAACAAGCAGCTTGGGCTTAAGCGCCGAGATGGTTCTGCTCCTTCTGCAAAAGCTCCAGCAAAAGCTGCTACATCTACCTCTGGAGCCCCTAAAGAAACTCCAAATTTTGACCCCGCAGGGAATAGCAGCGATAGATTGGCAGAATCTCAGTGGCGTTCCACGGAAACTCAACGTAGGTCCGATGCCTATGGCGAAACAGCTAAGACCAACGCAAAACTTGAGGCTGAAAATAAAGCTCAACAGGATTCAGAAAAAAATAGATCGTGGTGGACAACTCCCAACGCGAATTTAAAAAATGGTGTGCTTCCATCGGGAAAAGATATTCGCGCTGCTTTAGGTTCTAAGTACGCCAAAGGCGGTAAAGTATCTAGCGCATCCAGCCGTGGCGATGGTATTGCCCAGCGTGGCAAGACCCGAGGAATGATGCGATGAGAGCCTCACGCGGCATGGGTGACATTGCTCCTTCAAAAATGCCGAAGGCGAAGACGGTTGTCCGCAAAGACAATCCGAACGATGTCACCATGTACGCTGAAGGTGGTGGGGTCAATGCTGCTGGCAACTACACCAAGCCGAGCTTGCGCAAGCGTATCGTGTCTCAAGTGAAGGCTGCGGCTACGCAAGGTACGGGTGCAGGGCAATGGTCAGCACGTAAGGCGCAGCTTGTAGCCAAGAAATACAAGGCAGCAGGCGGGGGGTACAAGGATTGAAAGCACCGCAGCAATCCCTGAAAAACTGGGGCGACCAGAAATGGCGTACCAAGTCGGGAAAACCGTCGTCAAAAACAGGTGAGCGTTACCTCCCTGAAGCTGCTATAAAGTCCTTGTCCCCATCAGAGTATGCTGCGACCACCAAAGCAAAGCGCGCTGGTAAAGCAGCAGGTAAACAATTCGTAGCCCAGCCCAAAACCATTGCAAAGAAGACAGCGGGATTTAGATAATGGCCTACACCACCGGCACTACCAGCTTTAACCTAGACCTCAACGACCTGATTGAGGAGGCTTATGAGCGGGCAGGTATCGAGGTGCGTACGGGCTATGAGTTCCGTACGGCGCGTAGGTCTTTGAACCTGATGACGATTGAATGGGCCAACCGGGGTATCAACCTGTGGACCATCCAAGAGGGCGCTATCGCCATGGTTACGGGTCAGGCTATCTACCCCCTACCCGCAGACACGATCGACCTGCTAGACCACGTTATCCGCCAGAACAACGGCACTGCAAGTACACAGTCGGATATCAACATCACCCGCATCTCTGAGTCCACCTACTCCACCATCCCAAACAAGTTAACCAATGGACGGCCCATTCAGGTGTGGATCAACCGCCAGACGGCGCAGACCAACTCTACGTCTGTGACCCTTAGCTCTACCATCACCAGTACGGATACAACCATAGCCCTCAGTGATACGTCTGGGCTTACTACTACTGGTTTTATCAAGATTGACTCGGAAACCATCGGGTACACCAACGTCAGTGGCAATAGCCTGATCAATTGTCTGCGTGGACAGAACGGGACTACGGCAGCGGCGCACACGGCTGCAGCGGCTATCTATGTCCAGAACCTGCCCTGTATCAACGTCTGGCCTACCCCTGATGCAGGCGGTGACTACACTTTCGTCTATTGGCGGCTGCGTCGGTTGCAGGATGCTGGGAACGGCGTGAATGTCGAGGACATCCCTTTCCGGTTGATCCCCTGCATGGTTGCAGGTTTGGCGTTCTACATTGCAGCTAAGCGGCCTGACGCTGACCCCACACGGGTTGGGTTCCTAAAGGATGAGTATGAGCAGCAGTGGCTGCTGGCTTCCCAAGAAGACCGGGAGAAAGCCTCTGACCGGTTTGTCCCAAGAATGCTTTTCTATTGAGGTGAAGCGTGGCTACTAAATACGCTTCTGGCAAGTTTGCGATTGCAGAATGTGACCGATGCGGGCAACGATATAAACTTAGTGAGCTCAAGAAAGAGGTCATTAAGACAAAGCTTTTTCAAATCAAAGTCTGCCCCACCTGTTGGGACCCAGACCAACCTCAGCTATCATTAGGTTTGTACCCAGTAAATGACCCGCAAGCAGTGCGTGAACCCCGTCCTGATGTGTCTTATGTAACCTCAGGAACAGACGTAAACGGCTACCTTGCAGGGGGGTCTAGAGACATTCAGTGGGGTTGGGCTCCAGTTGGTGGGGCTAGTTATTTCGATATAGGTTTAACACCCAACTACTTGGTCGGAACCACGAGTGTTGGCACGGTAACAGTAACGGTTTCATAGGAGTCCATGATGGCTAAAGAAGACATGAAAAGTGACAAGGCGCAAGACAAGGCCATGATCAAGAAGGCGTTCAAGCAGCACGATGCTCAAGAGCATAAAGGCAGCAAGGGCACTACGCTGAAATTGAAGAAAGGCGGGCCCACTACGGATGACCGTATGCGCCTTGGTCGTAACATGTCCCGCGCTAAAAACCAAGGGAGCAAGTAATGGCCTACAGCATGAAAAAAGGCGGCAAGGAAGTTGGCCCCGCCAGCGTCTACGCGCCTCCCCACACGATGGACGGCAAGGCTATGAAGGGTTCTTCAAGTGGTCCTAACCAAAGCAAACTCGATACACTTGATGTTGCTATTGGCGCATATAGCAAGTCCGCTGGTAACGAACAACCTAAGACAACTAGTATCAAAATCCGTGGTACTGGCGCAGCCACTAAAGGCGTGATGGCACGAGGACCGATGGGATGAACTATTCTGAGCTTTCGTCGGCGATACAGACCTACACGGAAAACAACTTTCCGACGATTACCCTTGCGGATTCGTCTACGGTATCGTCTACGACTCAGATTAACCGCTTCATCCAGCAGGCAGAACAGCGCATCTACAACTCGGTGCAGTTCCCCTCGTTGCGCAAGAACGTGACGGGGACAATCACATCCGGCAATAAGTACTTGTCCTGCCCCGATGACTTCCTGTCTTCGTACTCCTTGGCCATTTTTTCTGGTTCTGGCGCGTACACGTTCCTACTCAATAAGGATGTGAACTTCATGCGTGAGGCGTACCCTACGCCAACTGATACTGGGACACCAAAGTATTACGCACTGTTTGGCCCTACTGTTTCTGGTTCAACCATCAGCAATGAGTTGTCGTTCATTCTTGGTCCAACACCCGACGCAACCTACTCCGCAGAACTGCATTACTACTATTACCCCGAGTCCATCACCACTGCGCTTACAACTTGGCTGGGTGACAACTTTGACACCGTGTTGCTTTATGGAAGTCTGGTTGAAGCCTACACGTTTCAAAAAGGTGAAGCAGATTTACTTGCCCTATACGACGGTAAGTACAAAGAGGCACTAGCTCTTGCCAAGCGACTCGGTGATGGCCTTGAAAGGCAAGACGCGTACCGTAGTGGTCAGTATAGGCAGGCGGTGACATGAGCATTGTCCAGACGCAGACCACCAGCTTCAAGAAAGAGCTGTATCAGGCCGTTCACAATCTGTCCACAGACACCCTCAAGATTGCGTTGTACACCGGCAATGCCAACTTGAACGCAGATACTACAGCCTATTCAACAACCAATGAGGTTGTAGCGTCAGGCTATACAGCAGGCGGCAATACTCTAACTGGGGTGACCATCAGTTCTGCGGATTACACGGCTTACGTGAATTTTGCAAATACGTCTTGGACGGCGGCTTTGACGGCCCGGTGCGCTTTGATTTACAACGTGACGCAAGGCAACAAGTCCATTGCAGTGATTGACTTTGGGGCAGACAAAACCTCAGCTACCACGTTTACAATCACCATGCCTTCCAACACCTCCACAACCGCACTTATCAGGAGTTCAAATTGATTGTCACTACAACCAAAGGCGAGATGGATGATTCCCTGCTGGAGCATCGTACCGGCACGGTTGACAACGACAATGAAGCGACTACGTGGACAGAGTATTGGCTGGATGGTGAGTTGGTTCACCGGTCAGTGCATGTGACGCTAAAGAAAATGCCCATTTTTGCAGGCGCTGAAGCAGCTTCTTTTTAAGGACTAATCATGGCTAACACCCAATCAATGTGTACTTCCTTCATGGGGGAGTTGCTGACCGCCACGCACAACTTTGGCACGGCTCCTATTCGCGCAGCGACCACTGCTGACACGTTTAAGGCTGCGTTGTACCTTTCTTCGGCAACCATCAATGCAGCCACTACGGTGTATTCGTCTACTGGCGAAGTGACCGGTACAAACTACACGGCGGGCGGTGTGACCGTAACCAACGGCACAGCCCCCATAGCAACCAACAGTTCAGCAACTGCGGGCGTGGCCTATTGGACTCCCTCTGCGTCTTTTGTTTACACGACCGTCACGCTTTCTACGGCGTTTGATACGGTGCTGCTGTACAACTCGACGCAGAGCAACAAGGCAGTTAGTGTGCATACCTTTGGCTCCCAGACTATCACGGCTGGAACCTTCACACTGACCATGCCTTCCAATACTACGACTACCGCGTTGCTGCGCCTGTCCACTACCTAAAGTGGGGTAGGGCATGTTCGGTTTTGCGCCATTTTCTGGCGCACCGTTCAGTGCAACGGGCGAGTCAGCCCCTAATCCGGGTACGTGGGGTTACGCCACTTGGGGTTATAACGCTTGGGGCGGGACGATTGTCCTCACGAGCGCGTCTGGTACAGGTAATGTTGGGTCTGTAACCTTTGGCATAGGATTTACACTTTCCGGCGCTGCTGCTGCGGGCAACGTAGGAACAACCGGCATTTCATCTACTGTTGCATTGACAGGGGTGGAAGCCGTAGGCAATACGGGCACTGTTACTCAGTCGGTATCGGTAGCATTAACCGGGGTTGTTGGTTCTGGATTGACCGGGGCTGTAGTTGCTTCCAACGACACGGCTACAACAGGAGATGCCGCTACCGGTAACGTGGGAACCGTTGGGGTTTCTTACAGCATTGCGCTGACCGGAGTCTTGGGTTCCGGGCTAGTCGGGGCACTAACTCCAAGCGTAGCCAACGCCATAACGGGCAATTCAGCTACAGGTGATGTAGGAACCGTTGCCGCTGCTTTTAGCGTAGCTTTGACCGGTGTAGCTGCGACCGAAGAGGTCGGCACAGTATCTCGTGGCGAAACACAGATTGCGTTGACGGGGGATGCAGCAACTGGGGCGGTGGGCGATGTAGCCCCCGAAAAACAGTTTGCCATAACGGGCGTAGAGGCTGTTGGTGAAGTTGGGGCGCTCTCTATTCCATTTTCTGGAGTAGAGGCCACTGGAAACATTGGCTCGGTCTCGGTCTCCTACAGTTTTGACTTGGCTGGTACGCCAGCAGTTGCTGCTATAGGCTCAGTTGGGGTTGGAAACAGGTCACTTGCTTTAACCGGCGTAGCTGCAACCGGCGCAGTCGGGGATACGGTTGCGGTATATTGGAAGCCCATAGATGACAGCCAGACAGCAAACTGGCAAAATATTAACGATGCGCAAACAGCAGCGTGGGCGGCAATAGCCAACGCGCAAGCATCAAGTTGGACGACAGTTACTACCGGGCAAACACCTAGCTGGGGTACAATTGGAACGAACCAGACACCGGGCTGGGTGCTGGTAGATAACGCTACTTAGGAATGTAGATGGCGCTTGTTTTAGCCGACCGGGTTCAAGAGACTACCACTACCACGGGCACGGGTACGGTAACGCTTTTGGGCGCGGTTCAAGGCTTCCAGTCGTTCTCCGCAGTAGGTAACGGAAACACCACCTACTACACAATTGCAGGCCAAGGCACATCCGAGTGGGAAGTTGGTCTTGGTACATATACCTCGTCGGGAACCACCCTTAGCCGCACAACAGTATTGGGTTCCAGTAATTCTGGTAACTTGGTCAACTTCTCTGCCGGTACAAAGAACGTCTTCGTGACGTACCCCGCAGCCAAAGCTGTGTGGACGGATTCCCCCAGTACTTTTGGATTCAAAAATAGACTCATAAACGCGCAAATGCAAATTGCTCAACGAGCAACGTCTGGAACATCTGGTGCTGCTGTTCCTACCACTTCTCCTACATATCCATCTGTAGATCGATGGTATGCCTACGCTACAGGCGCAACCGTTACCGTGGCCCAAGTGGCTGGATCTGGCGCAAACCAATACAACCTACAGGCTACTGGCGCGGGTTCGGTAACAGCGATTGGTATTGGGCAGCGTATTGAGCAAGACAACTGCTATGACATGGCAGGCAGCACGGCTACCCTGTCGGTAAACATCTCCAACTCCTTGCTGACTACGGTTACTTGGACTGCAAGCTACGCAACCAGTGCGAATACATGGTCATCCAAGACCCAGATTGCAACAGGCACATTCACCGTCACCTCTATGTTGACAAATTACAGCGCCCAAATTAGCATCCCAGCGGCAGCTACAACCGGCATTGAAATCTTGTTTACTGTCGGCGCTCAAACTAGCGGAACGTGGCAAATTGGCAACGTGCAGCTAGAGAAGGGCAGCGTAGCTACAGCGTTTGATTATCGTTCCTTTGGAACTGAGTTTTCTTTATGCCAACGGTACTTTACAACTAGTTATGATTATGGAACTACTTTAGGTAGCGTTCCTGCTGGAAATAAGGGGGCTATTGATATGGTTCTCCCAAACGCAGGAACAGGACCATTTATAACATTAGTATATTTCCCTGTATCAATGCGTGCAATTCCAACAATTACTACATGGGATAATACTGGTGCAATTTCAAAAGTTTTTAAGGGGGCCGCAGGACAAACCCCTGATGTCGCTAATATATCGCAAAAAACTGTAAGAATTGGCTCTTCATCTGCTCAAAGTGCAATTGAATTATTTTTTTTCTACAAAGCTGAATCAGAGTTGTAAATGTATAAACTAATAAACTCAACTACTTTAAGTGGTATTGTAAATAATATTGTTGTTTTGCGTCTGTCTGACGGTGCTTTTATTCCTTTTTCCATAGACAACGCAGACTACCAGCAATATCTAGAGTGGCTTGCTGAAGGCAATACGCCGCTACCGGCTGATGAAGGAAACTAACACATGACTACAGCATATACATCCCTACTTGGTCTGGCGCTTCCAGTCACGGGAGAACTGTCGGGTACTTGGGGAACCACGGTCAACGATGCCATCACCTCGTTGCTTGACTCCGCCGTTGCGGGCACGACCACAATCAGTTCCGACGCAGACGTAACCCTGACCACGACCACTGGAGCCGCCAACACCTCCCGTCAAGTCATTCTGCTGTGGACAGCGGGCGGTACGGTAACCCGCAACATTACGGCCCCGGCCCAGTCCAAGACCTACATTGTCATCAACAAAAGCTCCAGCACTCAGAGCATCGTGCTGCGCGGCGTTGGCCCCACCACCGGGGTGACCATCATCAAGGGCGAGGCGGCAGTCTGCGCTTGGAACGGCACTGACTTCATCAAGGTGTCCAACATCTCCGGGCCGGGTACATTCACCGACCTGACTGTAACGGGCAACACCAGTCTGGGTGATGCGGATACTGACACCATCACTCAGGCGGCTTCCTATGTAACAGGGACGCAGCTTAAATCCGCAAAGACGGCGACCAACACGTTGAATCTTGCAGCGTATGACACAGATGGCGCGGCATACACCAACCTAGTCACGCTAACAGCCAGCACCACTCCCACACTTGCACTTACTTCGACAGGTGTTGGAACAATCAACAACATGTCTGTTGGCGCAACGACAGCAAGCACTGGCTCCTTTACATCCATCACCGACTCAGGCAACCTGACGTTCACAGGCACAGGCAACCGCATTACTGGTGACTTCAGCAATGCAACTTTTGCAAACCGCGTGGCATTTCAGACAAGCACAACTAATGGAAATACGTTAGTTGCAGCGATTCCTAATGGAACATCTACAACATCAGGACTTTGGGCATTTAATAATTCAGATTTAACAAATGCTGGTCGGGCTAGGATTACGGCTGGGTCAACAGAAATTTCTTTTACTTCCGATTACAACGGTACAGGCACATATCTGCCAATGACTTTTAGCACAGGCGGCGGAGAGAAAGTCAGAATTGTTGGTGGTACAGGTTCTGATGTTGGTTTCGTGGGGATTGGTACTTCGTCGCCAGCGTACAAACTAGATGTAGCACAAAATTCAGCAGCCAATAACTTTATTGGTCGATTTATCAATACTGATACGGGGTCAAGTTCTGGTGCGGCGGTACTTGTTACCCAAGGCAATGTCACAGGACAGTTTCAAGCATATGGAAATGCAGCTATAAATTTTGGCACTCAAACAAATCATCCAATTGTTATTCAAACAAATACTACAGAACGGATACGTATTGATACTGCTGGCAATATGTTTTTAGGGCGTACTTCTGCAATCGTAACAGGCCGTTTTTGTGTTCAAAATACGGCTGGCAGCAATACCATAGAAACTATCCAAAGTGGTTCCGGTGGATACAATTATTATTCTGATGCGGCAAGCAATGGAGGTTCTTACTATCACGCTACGTTTACAGAAGCTAACACTCAAAGAGGCTCCATTGTTTCAAATGGTTCGGTAACGCTTTACAACACTACTTCAGACCAGCGATTAAAAGAAAACATTGTTAATGCTCCTGAGTTTGGAGATGTTATTGATGCTCTTCAAGTTCGCAGTTTTGATTGGAAAAGTAACCAAAAACATCAACGTGCTGGCTTTATTGCTCAAGAACTTGTAACTGTTGCACCAGAAGCTGTCCATCATCCTGTCAATGAAGAGGAAATGATGGCAGTAGACTATTCTAAACTTGTGCCCATGTTAGTTAAAGAAATCCAATCACTCCGTAAACGCATTGCGGCACTTGAATTAACCTAAAGGACTCACCATGACTACTACAACTTGGACAATCACACAAACTGACTACTTGGTAGCAGACGGATTTATCACCACCGCGCACTGGACAGCAAACGCTGTTGATGGCACATACACCGCTGGCGCTTACGGCACTTGCGGCTTTGCGGCTGCTACGCCATCCATCCCCTACGCCAGCGTGACTCAACAAGAGGTGCTGGATTGGTGTTGGGACAATGGCGTGGACAAGACTGCTGTTGAAGCTGGCCTTGCCGCACAAATTGCACTGCTGAAAAACCCCGTAACCGCCGCTGGCACACCTTGGAACGCTTAATGCAAAACGTCACCCTGCCAATTGACCTCGTAAACGCCATCCTGCAATACATGGCATCCCGCCCTTATGGCGAGGTGTTTCAGCTTGTTGGAGCAATTCAAGCCGAGGCCGTCAAGCAAGCGCCTGACGTAGAACCTAGTGATTGACCCTTTTACCGCGTTTGCCCTCGCCCAAGGCGCGGTAGCTGGCATAAAAAAGCAGTTGCTCTTGGCAAGGACATCCACAGCCTTTATAAAGAATTCAGCAGTTTTTACCAAGCAGCGGACACGGTTCACCTAGCAAGCAGTAAGGCGCGGATTGCTAGTATTGGAAAGACGAATGCACAAATCAGTTCTGAAGCTCTCCAAATTGCACTGGCATCCAAGGCGCTTCGGGAACACGAGAAGGAACTGAAGGACATACTCTTCTACAGCGGAAATGCTCCGGTCTGGGAAGAGATGATGGCAGAGCGGACTAGGCTGATAAAGGAACGCAACACGCTGGAGCGAGAAGAAGCGGAGCGCAAGCAAAAGGACAAGGAAATGAAGGTGGCAATCATTATGAACACGCTCTGGATTACCGGTGCTTCCGCTATCATCGTCCCGCTTATAAGTGTTGCGTTTCACGTTATAACGAATAGGGGCTTCTGATGAGTGAAGAAAAAATCCAAGCAATGGAAACCAAAAGCGCCTTGGTTGAGAAAATCACATTTGCTTTGTTGCCGCTATTGTTTTCGTGCGTGGTTTATCTCATGTCGGCGCTATCTAACCTGTCCCATGAAGTCACTATCCTCAATAGCAAAATCAGCTTGGTAGTGACCTCTGACAACAAGCAAGCGAGTAACACAGGCGCTGAGTTAGCAAGGGAAAAGTTACGCCAAGACTTGGAAAAAGAAATCCAAAAGAACAGGGATGATATTCAAGTCAACCGTCTGCACATTGCCATCTTGGAAGACAGAGCCGGAATGAAAACCACGTTTAAAAAGGAAGATAAATGATTCCAATTATCGGTGCATTGCTAGGCACACTGGCTGAAAACGGGCTAGGTCTGCTGTCC